CGGGTGCGACGGGTGCTGCTGGTGCTGCTGGTGCTGCTGGTGCTGCGGGTGCTGCGGGTTCAACTGGACCGACTGGGCCAATCGGAACTGCGGGTGCTGCGGGTGCTGCGGGTGCTCCTGGTGTTGCTGGTGCTGCGGGCGCTGCGGGTTCAACCGGACCGACTGGACCCGCGCCTACTTTTTCAACTACATTACAAGATGGGCTATTGCCAAATGGCAGCTTTTTCGGTCTTACAACCAACGCATATTTTACAAATACACAAACATGGAATTTTGATAATTATGACTATGTGGTATTAATCGAATATAGACAAACTGCTTCACTTGACGCGCATTTACGATATGCGTGGCTTAGTGATACATCATTTTCAAAATATTGCTATTCGTGGATAGAAGATGCTGAAAGTGTGGCATTTACAGGTAAAGTCAGCGAACCTATACTTATATATTTAAATGCAATTAAGAGTACTACAGGCCCTATGGATGTTAATCATTATATTAAAGTAACATTCACTCGCCCGAAATTTTCAACAAATACTATTTTGGGATATATTGAACATACTTCAAACGCAAAAGATAATAATGGATTTCCAAATAGAACATATAAAACGATAGCAACAACTGCATTTTCATCGTCAAGTGTAACAACCGGTGATTTATCGTCAAATCTAACATTTTATATATCATCAGGAGTTGGAGCAAATGTTACTAACAGTGCAGTAGCAAATCAAGGATATTGTAAAATCATGCGAAAACCGCGTGCGGAGAGCGGAGGCGAGTTTCAGTCGATAGGTTCAACTGGGCCAACCGGTTCAGTCGGTGCTGCGGGTGTAGCTGGATCGACCGGACCCACCGGCCCGGGAGGTGCTGCAGGTGCTGCAGGTGCTGCAGGTTCGGCAGGACCGACAGGACCAACTGGTCCAACCGGACCTATTGGTGCAACAGATTATGTTTTATGGGCAAGTGGTCAAGTAAATACATCATCGGCTACAGATACTCTTGCGATTGATTTTACTTCAGTCGGGAAAATCGATTTGGATCTATATAAAATTCGTTACGAGGTTGAACTAAACTGGAATAGATTACCCACAAATACTAATAATTGTTATATTTCTTTAGGTTTTAATAATAATATTTATAGTAGAAACTATACCACCACCAATAATGCTATGACTACTTGGGTAAATAATATTGAAACCAATACAGTCCTATCCGCTTTCGACCAGCGATTTAATAAACAATTTCTATGTGGATTTTCAGGAGCTCAAGGAATAGATAGTCGGTACAGGTATCGCACCAATTTAGAAGGAGAAATACAAATGCAGACACGAAAAACCGGGCAATCTACTCCGGATTTAATAACAGAAAGTAGAATGTTGGTTAATCGGTTTAAAACAGATTCGGTCCTTCAATTCTCAACTAGTGGTGCATCGCCATACCTAATTGAATTCTTCACTTCCCCCGCGTCACCTATTGAACTCGACCCGGCACATCAACAAATTAATGGCAGCGCTTTATGGGAAACAACTGCAGGAAGTTTATGGAGTACCGGTACGACTCTTAGTATGGCGAATGGTATTTATAAGATGTTATTTCGTTTTTCTTCCTTGGAGGGAGCAGCAGTAACTCGAGAGTTCAACGTCAATTATCGTATTTATAGAATAAAAAAATAATAAATATCTGATTACATAATATATAATGTCGAATTGGACAATATGCTATCCATCAAACCCTATAGCTGAAGGAGCAATAAACATGTTTTGGTTAATGAGCACAAATATCGTTCCACATGAAAGCGCGAATTGTAAGGTTCAAGTTCAGTACCAAAATGGAGCATTAGCAACCGAGTTTGTAAATATTGTACAACCAGAATATACTGAATGGGGAAATGATGATAACTGGTTATATGAGAAAATATCGAAAAAATTAGCATTAGGAAGTTTGACAAATCCAAATATTAGTAATTAGGGTAATTTAAGGAGTGTAAATTTATAAAATATAATAATATTATATAAATTACAAATGTTCAGCCTTTTGGGATGGGGCTCACCAGAAGAACCAGCACCAGCAGCAGCACCAGCACCAGCACCAGCAGCAGTTTATAACATTGATTTTTTTAAGGAGCTTCATGATTTTTTTAATAAGGCGGTTATTAACTTTGATAGTGAGGAGAGGGAGACAGCACCAACTCTGGAGTCGTATCAATCGAGGATTATAACTAGTTTATCGGTATTGGAGACCTATCCAACTCTTAAACCGTGGGCCGCTCTCTCTAAGATTGGAACACCAGAGCGGGATCCCGTCATAGCTTTAGAATCTATATTTAATCCAGCTACACAGGATGCTTTTCAACATTTTCGTAATCGAGAAGGATATGATCCCGGGGATCCTCGCAATTATCTGGAGACTAAATTACTTATGAATGCTCATATAACTGAATTTCCCGAGAGAATTAATAGTTTAGCTTCCATATATTATGAAATAGCAGGTTCGCCCAAAAATTTCACGTATATAAATATATTCCCTCTATATGGTCCATCCGGTGTAGAACGTACCGATGAAGGTAAAAGATTTATAACCCTATGGACTAAATTTTTAAGAGAATGTATTGATTTTAGGCTAACGTTTAGATTTTTCCCACCTCAAGTATTCAACAAATTATTCACGTTTATCGGCCGTAGTCCAGAAGAAGCTCCGGAATCTGAGTATGAAAGTAGGATTTTTAACATGAATAAACTGATTATGAAATCTGCTGGTGGTAAAAGAAAACGAAGCACCCGAATCCGCCGCAGCAGACGCCGAATTCGCCGCAGCAGACGCCGAATCCGCAGTCGGCATAATAAATCGACCCGTAAGTATATTTCAAACACATAATAACAAGAATATGCTGTTGTAATAAAGAACAAATACATATAAACATAAAGGCAATTCTTTCATTATACTATTATTATTCGAATAATCGTATAATGTCTAATACCCGTTCGTCCGAACACCACCTTCTATTGGAAGGTTTAACAAAGGTCGTCGCGGAGTATCATATCGTAGAAGGTGGATCATTTCAAATCCCGCGACAGGTTGCCCGGCTTTGCGAACTCGTCAGTAAATGTGATGCCAAATCAATCATGGAAATCGGATTTAATGCCGGGCATTCCGCGCTTCTATTTCTCGCGATTACACCACCCGAAACCAAAGTTGTGAGTTTCGATTTAGGCGAGTATGCATATGTGTTTGCAGCGAAGCGTTATATCGACTCGGTATTTCCTGGTAGGCATACCCTGGTTACAGGCGACAGCACTGTCACTATCCCAAAATACGAAGAGCAAGTCGCGCACCGGATGAAGAATCCCCAAACAGCACCGCCCTTACGTTTTGATTTTATTTTTATCGACGGAGGTCATCAAACCGACATTCCAATGAAAGATATTATGAATTCACAAAGATTGGCATCTGGCGCACATACGGTAATTGCTGTAGATGATATATGTCGAGTCCCGGAACGTCATGCCCATTATACGATAGAGCCAACAAATGCGTGGAAACAACTGATTGACATTGGTGTAGTGTCGGAGCATGGATTTGATGATTATTATAAAATGATGAAGGATATTGATAATATTACGAATGAAGACTATAGGTCACGAGGAATGGTATGGGGGCAGTATTGTAGTCTTCGAGAGAATGATATACGCGATGGCCAAGGAACACACGCACCTAAATTGTTCAATAAACTTCGTTATAATTACTATCAAAACAGTTCGAAATATATGGACCGAAATCAAATGCTTAAAGAAATTCATAATCAACATCATTATCATAAAGAACACGAGAAACTTATTGCAATAGCAGACATGTATCTTGAATATTTCCCAACGTATAACAAACGCGACACGAATTATGTTCGGTTTTATCGCGCAAGTTCGAATTTTGTACTAGACAAGTCTCTCGCAATCAAACAATTCGAAGAAATCGTAGATACGCCCTCACCGCCCCCGAACGCAGCCAACGGCGTAAATGATAGTGAGTCGGAACTGCCAGATTTCATCAAGGAATCATCTATTGCTAATCTTAGGATGTTGTATCCAGCCGACCCCTTCGCCGAGATCCCAAAAATAATCCATCTTCTTTATTTTGGACTTACCGAGTTCTACAATTTTCATCATCGTTGTATCCATTCGATGATACAGTATATGCCGGAATATGAAATCCGTATTTATAATGCGAAAGAACCAGTCTCCAATTCATACTGGGATGACATAAAATCCCAACCGCGTGTTCATATTCATAAAATCGACCCTCCAGAGTTTTTCGACGGATTCGAATTAAAGCATTTTCAATATAAAGCGGATGTTGCGCGTTTAGAGGTATTATATGAACATGGTGGCGTGTATCTTGATATAGATATGCTTATTGTCCGTCCATTTCACGAAGTATTTTCATCAGGACATTCATTTTATATAAGTGAGGAACGAGAAGGAAGCGCTGGACGTGGTAGTGGTGCTCTCATTAACGCATTCTTGGCTTCGAAGCCGAAGAACGAATTTATCAAGTTATGGTTGAACGAGTTTAAGTCGGGGCTGCGTTTGGGAATATGGGCACATCACATTCGTGATTCAAATAAGCAACTTCTTGATACTCATCCGCATTACATAGACAAGTATCGTATTCGCATTCTTGACTGGAAGTTATTTATGCCACTTCACTGGCAGGATACTGAAGCATTTATTCGTTCTGAGACGATTCCGTATGAATTTCCCGCGGAGTCATATGGAACGCATTTATGGGAGACGATATTAGGGGATATTATGCGTAAAAACGAATTTCTTCAGAAGCAGAAAATGGTTCTTGATATGTATCGACGAAGATATATTAATAATACCGCTAAAGTGGCGGATGTGGCGGATGTGGCGGATGTGGCGGATGTGGCGGATGCTACTGTAGATGACCTGACAATTTATCCGGAATATTATCACCGTCTTCGAAATGACCAGTTCGTCGATAAATATATTACAAAGGGTAAGCACGTGGGATATTTTATTGAAATCGGTGCTGGTGATGGAAAGAATGGATCGGCGTGTTACTTTTTCGAGAGATATCGAGACTGGAGTGGTCTTGCGGTAGAACCTGCGAAAATCTATGAAACAGAACTTCGAAGCATCCGCGCGAGTCCTGTTATCGCCGCAGTGTCGAATGTTACAACATCGATTATAAATGGCGGAGGTGCGATTTTTTGTGAATCAAGTGTTCGAGAGATGAGTGGTCTCGAACGTAAGAAGGAAGAGAATGAATACGCATACTCAAATTTCAAAACATATAATGTGGATACGCTTACACTCTATGATATGTGTTGTCAATATTCTTCACCGGAATATATTGATTATTGTGCGATAGATTGTCGGGGATATGAATATGAAGTTCTCTCGACATTCTTTGAAGAGAACCAGCTATCTGCGCTGGGTCCTATGCCAGGATATGTGGAAAAGGAAGGTATTAATATGATTGTATTAAACCGGGTATTTTCTATCGGATTTTTCAGCATAGAATTGAGTTCCACTAAAATATGTGACAAACTTCGAGATTTGATGTTACGAAATCATTATGAAGAAGTAGTGAATCCGTATCGCTTGATACTGAATAAATCGAATAGTGACATTACGATGTATTTCAAATACTGTGTTGGGTCAGATAATGGCAACGCCACTGACAATTCTCCACAACTTAGTGACAGGTCGATTTCGTCGATTTCATCTAGTGTGAATTTTACACCTCAGGCGATACAAACACCTCCATCTTCACCGGAAATGGCATCGGCGTCATCGGAATCTTTTTTGAACCGCAGTCCTTTCGCTCAGGAAGTCGTAGTTATTTGTCTTGAAGAACGCCCCGAAAGAACAAAGTATGTTAGAGACCATTTAACTTCTCATGGAATACAACATTCAATTCTACTGAATAATATAAACACGGAAGATACAAAGGTGGGTTGTTTTCGTTCGCATATTGACGCGATTCGATATGCTAAGAATAAAAATCTCTCGTCGGTCCTTATTTTAGAAGATGATGTTCTTGTGAGAGACAACATTCATGAACTTGCGACGATTCCTTTTCCATCAGATAACTGGGATATTTTATACCTTGGTGGTATTCTCACAAAATACGACGGAATTGATGAATCACGTAAATGGGTAAAAGGGACAATATGGTGTAACCATGCTTACTTAGTAAAACAACATATGTATCCAATTATTCTGGATTTTGTGGATTCGTATCCTAACCTGATAGAATTGGAACGCCGAAATATCGATTTCCTATATACTGAGTATATTCAACCCAAGTATCAGTGCTGGCTTGCGAATGAACAATATATCGTTCAAAAGGAAGGATATAGTGACATAGATGGTCGTGTAAAATGGGAATCCGGATTTGACTGGAGCACATTTTCGATGAAGGTAGTCTAATTCCGGCATAATAGTTATATAGGTAGGGGTAATGTTACAGTTTGAAAATTTGTTCGATGAATATCGTTAAGGACATGACTCGGTTCGCACACCATCTCGAAACCAGCTTGGTAAAATGGATGTGGGAAGCGGTCGTATGTATCAATATACCCGCGAAAGCCCATTTCAAGTAGCCACATATCGAGAGGTGTTTTCATAAATAATGCTGTATCCGTTTGAACTGCGTCCAATAATCGTTTCGCACCGCATTGGCTTACAATATAAGCACCCGCGGTGCGAAATAATGGTGAAAACCAGACATTACGATTGCCTTGAATGACTGCTGGCGAGATATTTCGGCGCTTGTAAATCCCTCCTCTGAGAGATTCGCGATAATATTCATGGAGAGAATCTCTCGTTGTTTTTTGAAATGAAAAATAGGGAGAGCTGCCCGCATCGACCCCATCAATATCATAATGAGGTGTCCATTGTCCGCCAACATACATAACATCAAATTCAAATCCAAATCCGAATTCATTATCGCCGGTGATGCTTTTTTGAACATCATGAATTCTCTCGAGAGATTGTTCCGTAAGCATTACATCGTCTTCAAAAACAAGTAAAAAATCGGTGGTTGGATTCTCCGCATGCGCCTTCCATAATGAATAATGGCTCAAAGAGCAACCGACCTCGCCCAACACTCGCTGTTGATTGCGTATTGTATCCAACAAATCAGAGAATTCAAAGTAATGTTCCGAGAGATTTTGACCATCGATTGCGGCAAAACGACGAAATGCGAAAGGTATATGCTTATAAATATAGACCATACGGTCCGGACGCCGGTCCAAATTAATAACCGCAATATCTAATTTTTCCATAATCACGATAACAACGATAACAACGATAACAACGATAACAACGATAACAACGATAATATACAATAATTTTTTGGATTTATACTGTTTCTCATGATATATGCGCGGATTCGCGGTTTATTCTGGATATTTACCTTCCTATATTTCTTTTTTATATTCATCTATAATATCCACCAACTATCCCTTTCTTTAGGAAAACATATTAAATCGTTATTGAGTATTAATTTTACCTGTTATAATAATTATTATTCACACCATTTATCGTAATCGTAATCGTAATCGTAATTATGTCAATCATTAATAATGAAAGTGTTACTTCAACGACATCGCCGGCTGTAAAGTCTCAGCCGGTAGAGCCTATTCTTGAAGAGGACCAAAATCGGTTTGTGTTATTTCCGATTAAGGATGCCACAATTTGGAACATGTATAAAAAGCAGGTTGATTGTTTCTGGCGCGCGGAAGAAGTCGACCTTACCAAGGATGTTGCGCACTGGAATTCGCTTGAAAATGACGAGAGATATTTCATATCAATGATTCTCGCATTTTTCGCAGCGAGTGATGGGATTGTCATGGAGAATCTTGCGCAACGTTTCATGACGGAGGTTCAGTTGGCGGAAGCCCGCGCGTTCTATGGATTTCAGATAGCAATGGAGAATATTCATTCGCAGATGTACAGTATGCTTATCGATACTTATATTAAAGACAGCACAGAAAAGGACCGGTTATTTAACGCGATTCAGACATTTCCGTGTATCAAGAAGAAGGCAGATTGGGCGCTGAAATGGATTGGCGATAAACGAAGTACATTTCAGACACGTCTGGTGGCGTTTGCGTGTGTTGAAGGGATTTTCTTCTCTGGTGCGTTTTGCTCGATTTACTGGATGAAGAAGCGCGGATTGATGCCGGGTTTAACATTTAGTAATGAATTAATCTCTCGTGATGAGGCACTTCATACAGAGTTTGCGGTGCTTTTATACACGAAGATGGTGAAGAAAATACAGCGTCATCGTGTGTATGAGATTGTGCGTGATGCGGTGGAAATCGAGAAGGAGTTTATTTCAGAGGCTCTTCCATGTAGGTTAATAGGAATGAATGCGAAATTAATGTGTCAGTATATTGAGTTTGTGGCCGACCGTCTGGTGGTACAGCTGGGATATGATAAAATCTATAATGTTGCGAATCCTTTTGATTTTATGGAGATGATAAGTCTTGCTGGTAAGACGAACTTTTTTGAGCGCAGGGTAGGAGAATATGCGTTGGCGGAGAAGAAAGTGGCCGATAATGTGTTTGAATTTAACGCGGAGTTCTAGACTCACATTGTTTCACCTCCATCGAATCGTATTGAACCCTTATTATTATAACATATATTGTGAGAAACCAAATGGAGCGGAATGACTGAAGCGACGCGTCATTACATAAACATAGCACGCATCCCGAACTGTTTATGTCCATGTAATCCAATGTTAGTATTCGGATTATGTAATGGTATTATTATATCAGAATTTTTGTAATTATGATACATACGTTTCCCTTCAGTTATTCCTGACGCGGCAGCAGTGGCAGCAGCGACAGCAATTGCGCGTTGTCTATCTTGCTCACTTGTAATCTGTCTATCATCTTTCATAATTATACCCATACTACGACGATTCATATTCATATTCATTGTAAACGGTAAGTTTGGTTGGATCGGCATATTTATGGTATTTACACCCGCGACACTTTCTGTTTTACGAACAAGTGGCGATGGGTTAGAGTTAGGATAATGTTGAATGGATTGAACTTGTTTATTACTGTCAACAATATATTCACTCTGTAATTGTTTTATATTACGAACAGCATTAAGAGGCGACACGCGAATTTTAGTTACTTTATCTAGTGACTGTTCTTCAAAGTGAAGTTGTGAATAATCAATATATGTATCAAAAGAAGTAACATCAATCATATGGGTGTCATCATAAATGACGTGGCTCACATTCGTCAGCTTAGATAATCCGTCCGAATTATTTGGCATAATTGATGTCGCCAATTCGTCCCGGCAAATCAATCGTTTAAAACCGTCGGCAAATTGAAGAATTTTCATATTTCCAATCGTAAAAAAATTGCTTCGGTCGATTGTGAGTCCAAACTGTTTTGCGCGTTGATGTATAAGATTATCTTCTCCTCCCCATGCCCAGTAATTAGGGAATCCATTAATTCTCTCGAAATCTACGCCACGAATTGAAAATATGCCGCCAAGTGCGAAGTGAAACCCATAGAAGTGTTTAACGATACCATAGTCTGTATGATAATTTAATACATTTTTATCATAAGGCAATGTATCTATATCATTAAAAATGAAAATGATATTCTTGTAATCGTCCGGATAAGCTGATTTTAATGCTAAAAAGCCGATATTTTTCATTGCGCCACGATTGAATGGACGTTTGTCGTTCTGATGAATGAAATAGAAAATCCAATCTTCGGGTGGAACGTCTTCCATAACCTTGTAGATGTAGGTGCTGAAGAATACACGGTGTGGCTCGCGGTCACGATATGGAACGATGAATACATACTTTGGAATCGTCGTCGTCGGTGTCATAGGCATCGTCGTTGTTTCTGGTTCCATATGATAAACGGTATAATATCATAATATAAGAAAAATATGATATTATTACGACCTGGTATTGTTTATGATGAAACAGAAGTAGTAGTGGTAGTAGTGGTAGTAGTGGTAGTAGTGGGCGCATATTTCGCAATTATCATCTTCGGAATGAGTTTGTCGCGCATATCATATAGCTTTTTATAGCACTTATTAATAGTGACCTCGCTCATATCGCTAATACGATTCACATCTTTTTTCGTGATTGGGAGCTGACACATGCTTGCGACGAAATAGATAATACCTGATGCGATACTATGCGGAGTATTTTCTGGAATCAAGTTTTGTTTTTCGATCATGACTGCGATGAATTGACATACTTTTGTAAGTTCGTCGTTGATAGATAGGCGACTACAATATCTCTCAATGAATGCTTCCGGTTTCGTTTTACAGAAGTTCGTTTTCTCAGAATTGTCTAAATTGGATTCGAGTTCGTTGATAATACTCACCGCATTTTTACATCCTTTCGTCGCGCTAGTGTTATCAAGATTGAAGATAGTGGCGATTTCTTTTGGGGTGCGCGGGCAATTGTGTATTTTACATGCGATATAAATAGACGCGCCAACAACTCCATCTCGATTGAGACTGCGAAATGTTTTGTGTTCAGAAATTCGTTTATGAACGCGGAGTGCTTCATCGATAATCATTTTGGAAATCCCCTTATTTTGCGCAAAGATTGTGATTTTTTGGAACATATCATATTGTGCTTTCTCGCGATATGGCATCGATTGCCACTCAGTATAACGGCGGATTTTCATCATATCTTGCGAGTATGACCCACCTTCGCACATCACTTTACATCCATAGGATGATTCCTTGAGAAGTGGATTTACTGGCATACCGCATCGTGTTGGGTCGCTGTTTTGATTATCATCGGCCCCATAATAACGCCATTCAGCGCTTTGGTCGAGAGATTCGTCTTTATATAGAATACTACACGCAGGATTTTTACAGGTGAGAAATCCATCGTCCGTGAGTACGACATCGCTGGCACATACTTCACAATTCTCTCGAATACCTGATTTACGGTAGAGGCATTCCACATCAGTTTCCGGTTTGATAAATAATGCCGACATCATCTTTTTTGGGGGGAGCCGACGAGTCGATTCCGCCGATTCCACCGATTCCGCCGTCACTCGCATCGACGTCTGTTTCGGCGATTCATGAACTATTTCAGGAATATTGTATTCGGATATTTTTTGTTGTTCTTCCACCAATTCAGGCATGAAATCCTCTTCTATTTTTGTCCATATGCTATCGTTCGTAATCAAAGGTCGTTTGTTTCGTTTTGTTTCATTATGTGTAGAATAGTGACTATTGTGATGATATGAACGATAATGTCTCGTGCTCGTCGAGATACCAGAATTCCCAATTCCGGAAACAGACCCACACTCACACCCACTGTTGCCAGCAGATGCGGTAGCAGTAATAGTAGGAATAAACACACCATGACACGAATTTAGGTTTGAAAGCATTATTATGGAAATATATATGTCTTGGTGTGCGACTTGGGGTGTTTATATCCACTCTTTAAATAAAACCTATAGTTATGCCTTTATATTCATTTAATGTTCAATTTTATCTATCGACCATGACCGCGGAGTTCGTCGGCGATATGCGGACTATTATCTATTCATATAATAACGATAGAGATAAGCGATAGTGATGGGTAATAAAATATCGAGTTCATCATCTATGAATGTTGAAGACACCGAAAATATGGCGTTGAAACTGGATTTATATGCGCAACGTATTATATTGAAGGAAGTAAAATTCAATTCGTCATTATCGGATAGCGGTAAATGCGAAAAGTTGATTATCATTACGAGTGAGGTATTGAACCGATTACCATTTCGGTTGATTTCGTATATGGACCGACGTCACAGATTATTTTCAGAAAAATACGAGACATTTAATGCGATGGATCGCGCGCTTCTTGTGAATACAAACCCTGAAATTTTGAAAGAAAGCAAATTAGACGAACCAAATGAATTTAGAAAGAGGCAAATGTGTGTTGGTCTTGCGCGTTTTTATGTCCAAATCGGCAATCTATTCAACGCGATAATGTCGACAATGCGACCCTATAATTATGAAAATACACGGCGAACCGCTCCAGAAAACTTCTATGATATGCTTACATTTAGTTTATTAGAGGGGCGAACGATGAGTTCCAACGATAAACTCCGGTATGAAACATCAAATATGTCGGGGTTTTCCAAAAAGCAATCCGATATGAAAAAGAAATTAGGGTCTCTATTGAAATTCGGCGAGATTGTCCAGGATTTGACACCAGGTGAAGGTATATGTAATATTCAAAAGGATATAGAACAAAATAAAATAACGCCGATGACAATAACCGGTTCATCCGCGACAGAAACAAAAATCAAACCATCTATTTTTGCCATGTTAGAGGAACTGTATTATGATATATTTCATCAATCGTCGAGCGTTAATCCGAAATCACCGCAGTTTATTGCGATGACGGCGGTCATGAAAGAAAAGATTTACCGGAATGATGTGCGAGAGTTATATCGCATAGTTACAGGGGGGAAAGAACCTGGTCCAGAAATAGAGACATTTACTGATGTCGCCAAATATGTGAATGATAATGAAGAAATCAAAAAATGGTGTAACCAACCAAAAAATAAGAACCTGAAAATAAAAGTGACAGATGATTTAAGACGCGATTCTGGGTTCGTTGAATATGTTCAACATATAAAAGATACGATGGCATATACGTCAAAACAGAGGAAAAGTATTGTTGGATTACTAGACCGAGTATTTGTTACGATGAAAAAGAGTGAAGACGAGTTACGCGAAGTAGAAGAAACGTGGTATAAATCATCTGCTCGTAGATATGAAGGGTTTGAACGAGATGACGAATATTCGCGCGAATTCTTTAAACTAAATCTGAAATATGACTTTTTTATAAACCCGAATTTGACGGATGCCGACCTACAAGTCATTACGAATGAAGCACGAACGCGTATCGTTCGATTGTATGCCGATAGTTATCAACGATTTTTGAAGGGATTTCAAATCCTTCAAAAAATCCAGGAGAATAATGAATTAATACAATTAGAAATGGGGCAAAATCTCGCGAAAGAAGGGCAACAACAACCTCAAACCCAACCACCATCTGAAAAAGACACATCGGAAATTAAATGGATTAGCACAAACTTACGTGAAGGAAAGACCACATCTGATATGATACAAACAAAATTAAGCAGAAAAGACTCAGGTGTTTCAAGTTTATTTAGAGACATTTCTAGATTGATATTTGAAAAAGGCAACAGCGATGAAAAATTAAGATTAACATCTGTGAGCGCATTAAATCGACTAAATAATACCGCCAAATCATATCTAGACAACGACCGTCAGGATAGAGACTCGTCCGAATTAGTTAAATTTCAGTTATCAGAACTACAACGAACTTATGAAGATTATTCAAAACAACAAAACGCTCCTCAAAATCCACTACCTAGAGGTAATGCGTCGCCGTTTCTATTTGTGTAATATATATTCGATAGTATGAGAATTACTGTAGACGATTTTCTAATTTCTGAAAATATTCTTGATTATACACCAAATTTCCTGTGGGGCGGTATGTATCAGTTTGTTTGTATTCCTTCTTGTCGGCACCGAGTGTCCCGGGTTGCGCAGGTGATGATGGGTCGTTGCGCTGATTGTATAATAAAGTATTTGCGTCTTCTGGTGTTCGTAGTGAGCCACCACCCACGCCACCACCCACGCCACCACCACTGTATTTTATGACTTTGCCTTCTTCGTCATATAATATCGGACGCCCAAGCTCATCGATAGCAGTTCCGGTCTTTTTCTTGAACTCATTTCGGACATAATTTGGCACATAATGAAGCCATGAAATCAGAAGAAGATTCGGATGAGTATAACGCACCATAAAATTATTTTCCTGTAATTTATCCACGAGATACGCAATACAACCTGCGTGGTCATAATTCGCGACACCGAGAATAATTTCTGGAACGACGAACCAACAAAAATGTTGATTACATTTTTGACGTGATGTCAGTTTGATTTTTTCGTGAATCCGCGTGAGTATTTTGTTATAGGTAAAAAGTTTGTTCTTGTCCTGTTCCTGTTTTTTTTCGTATAACTCATCTAAATTGATTTTTTCGACGTTTTCAACATTATCACCGGAAAATTTGAATAAGTCGTCCATTACGTGCGCGCGTATGTGTCTCTGCGTATGTATTCACAATAGAAAATATTGGGGTTTAGACTAACGCGATATAATCGAACCCATAGTAATATAAACCCAATAAAATAGTATCACTATAACACACAAATGGCCGACCCAATCATAAAACACCTCGTTATATCTTCTGGTGGTCCAGCAGGACACATGATGTATAGTATTCTTCGCACATTGAATATCAAGGGAGTATGGGATTTCAAAAATATCAAATCAATATACGGTTCTTCGGTGGGTTCATTTATTGCGATTATTATTGGGTTACAATACGACTGGCAAATCATGGACGATTATCTTATCAAACGTCCATGGGATAAAATATTCGTTGGAAGTTCTGGGCATGTGAATTATAATGATACATCTGACTCGTCGTCATCATCATCGTCATCATCATCGTCATCATCATCATCATCATCGTCGTCGGCCCTGTCAGAAGCCAAAAATAAACTGGAGTACGTATTTCGGTTATACAACAATCACGGATTATATGGATTAAAAGAATTCACCGAAACGCTTCGTCCCGCACTAGAAGGAAAAGATATGTCTGTAAATATCACATTTCAAGAGTTTTATGATAAAACCGGTGTAGATGTTCATTTTATCGTAACTGAAATGAATAAATTCCAAGTTGTTGATTTTAGTTATAAAACGCACCCGAATCAGTCATTAGTAGAAGCGTGTTATATGAGCTGTTGCTATCCATTTGGTTTTACACCTATATATCGTGATGGTTGTTGTTATATTGATGGCGGTATTATCAACGATTATCCAGTGAATGATTGTCTTAATGACCAGAAATGTAATATCGATGAAATTCTTGGTATAAAAATGCTTTGGGAAAAAAAGCCGGCAAATTTATCTGAAAAGTCGTCTGTTTTACAGTTTATAAGCACATTTTTTAACCAAATTAAAGCCAACTTATTCGAAAACCGACCGACGAAACCGATACCGAATGAAGTTGTATGTGTATCTAAAGTATTCTCGTCACAGGATTGGATAAACTGGGTGAAAGATGAGAATTATCGACGAGAGTTAGTATTACGAGGGGAGACTTTTGCCAACGTTTTTCTCTCGTATCGTCGGAATTTTAAAGAGTCACGTCAGCACCAGCATAAACCGCATGAGCAGCAGCAGCATCAGCCGCAGCATCAGCAGCAGCAGCAGCAAGAGCAAATACAACAAACAGATACAAACTCATCAAAATATGTTATTCCTTTACCAGTTGGCGATACAGAAGAATTGAACGGTATCAGCATCGACCCAGATAATATAAAAGATGCGGTAGAGATTGAGTCATTTGAAATTCATAATAACGCCGACATGACGATGGTCTAGAATAGCCATAGACGTGATGCGTAATCACGCGTCGTTATTATGATTGTAATACTGTGTTGAGAAATTCCATAATCTTATCTTTCTCAGGTTTTGCGTCATATTCGATGACCTGCCCATCCTTCACAAGCTTCACCGTAGGATAACCTTCAATTTTGAATTTATCGGCCATATCCGGTTCTGCTTCACAATCGACGGTCTTAAATGTCACGGTATATCCATTTATGGGCCGTCCGTTTAATTCCTTCTCAACTTCGTCAAATACTGGCTTTGCCTTCTTGCAATGAGGGCACCAATCTACCTTAAAGAGAAAGAGCTGCGCAACTTTATCGTCAGTGGCTCCAATACCATCGGGTGCTGGTGTGACACCTTGTGTGTTACTAAAGAACTTGTTCAAACCTGGAATCATATCGTTTTTGATAATATAATAAAGTATGCCACCGATTGCGGCGATAATAACAAGCACGATCATGATATTTTTAGAATTGGCAGAAAGCGCTGAACTAATAGAAGACATCGCAGATGACGCCGACGCCGACACAGATGATGCTCCTGCTAATGCTGATGCTGATGCTGATGACGTTTCGACCATTTTATTTTTACTATTGTATGGGTATATTATATATAATACATGTATGTTTAATATGAACAATAAACGAACAACCGAATGAACCGCGTAGTAAAAAGAATATGAAATGAATTTACGTATGTTATATAGAAGATACGAATGATTTTTCGCGATAAAAAGACCGGCGCTTTACTAAATATCCGAAGAGATGAATATCCCAACGACCGGTTATATTTTAAAGAAATGATTGGAATCATCGGTGACAACAGCAAGAGCAGAACAGTGCGGCAACGACGTTATTCCCAACCATTTGATGACATTCATACGACGGCGGGATGCGAGAGGACGTGAATTAGAACCGTAAAACGACTATACCTAAAACCATGATAATGATGATAAAACCAGTAGTGATGAAGAAATTCTGCTTAAGTTCAGGAAATAAATCGGTTTCGATTATACCCTTTGTATCTATAATAGGTCGCACCGCATTGAATAATATTGTAGAAGTCGCAATTAATAAACCAATCACCACCAGTTTCATGAACCATGATGTCAATGAACCGGATGAAACCGAAAACGGACTAATGAAAAATAACATAATAAGTAACAAAGATACACCTAAAAGCACGCAAGAATATTTCGTTTTTTCGCTGTATTGGACAATATAACTTGTCGGGTCTTCAATAATGGACATAATGAAATGGAATGAAATGGAATGAAATGGAATGTTATATATATTGTCGATTATATATCATTCAATTAGTACCTCATTCTCACTGCCCAGAATGGATAATTCACACCCGATGTTTGCCAGTTTGGCGAAAACCATGTTTCATCAAACTCCGACATCTCGCTCCCGTATTTTTTGCGAACTACAGAAAATAAACTCTGGTCATGTCTGTTTTCGCTGAAAGAGGCATCATTCGGAATATAACTAGGTGAATCGTCGGATAAATGATAATTACATGTTGCTTCATACCACCGGTCGATTAAATCGGTTGTGTGTTGGCATTTTCTTAGAATATAAACACCGCTTATTAATTGTCCAGTTTCAACGATGTTAGATTGATTTGCGTCATAGTAATCGATTATATCCATTTTCGTCCATGTTTTTTCTAAATGTTCCATTTGAAATGAAAAGTTGGCGAATTTGCTTTTATTCACGATATCGAAGTATTCCAGTAAGCGTGGTTTTCCGTGTGGATTTATTTTACAACCCGCGTCGGCATATACCAGAATATCATTTTCGTTCATCCTTTCCAACATTTTTTTTGTAAGATAGGACTTCCATGTCCAATAACCATACCCGCGTTTATTTGCCAATATGAAGCCTGCGTGTTTATCCCAGAATGCGGCGTCATTCATCAAGTCTTTCTCTGTGTAACCGATAATATGGTCGAATGCTCCGATCTCATTAGCCTCACGACATATCCGAGTGACTGCGTTATGATAATCATGCGATGGTCCTCCAAATGTAATAAACCACTTGCGTTGGGAAGGGAATAGATTCTCCATCACGAGATAATTATAATATTTTTATAATATAATACCACACGTTTAATTATGACTAAATCACGCAGACGAAAACGTCTGTCGTCGTCGGTGTCGGCTCGGGCGAAAATACTGAGTGGAGGTAAGAGCACACGAAAACGCCGTGAAACGGGTGATGTGTCACTTATACCAACGGGGGCGTCGGCGTCGTCACGACCGCATAGAGTTACGAAAAAAGTGAGAGCATTTACCAAGAAGGATTTTCATAGCGGAGATGGAATGCTTACGACTGTATGGGGGCCGAGTATGTGGCATTTCTTACACACGATGAGTTTCAATTATCCGGTCTCGCCGACGGATGACCAAAAGCGGCATTATATGGACTTTATACTGAACTTAAGGAATGTTCTTCCTTGTAAATATTGCCGGATGAATTTGACGAATAATTTAGCAACTCGGCCGATTAAGATGTGTAATATGGCGAGTCGCGATACATTTTCGCGTTTCATTTATGACCTTCATGAGACAGTGAATCGGCTTCTGGGGAAGAAGTCGGGACTTACATACTGCGACGTGCGCGAGAGATATGAACATTTTCGATCGCGTTGTACCCAGGATGCACCGAAGGTGTTTAATTTTAAGGAGTTTTATCGAGGGAAAATGGGGAAGAAGGGCGAACATGAAAAAGGATGTACGGAACCATTGTATGGGAAGAAGGCAAAGTGCGTTATTTCGATTGTTCCGCAAGAGGTGAAAGTGCCGACATTTAGTGTGGATGATCAATGTATTAAGAAAAGGGGGGAGGTGGTGTAGAATATAGAATGGAAATTAAGGAATGGTTATAGTAAAAATAAATATAAATAGTATATATATTAACATCTGAGTTATAATAAATAGAAATGGATGAAGCAGACCGCAATTTGGTGAGCTCAAGCGCTGCTGAAGATGTAGAACGACACTACCAAGGGATGGAGGAACCCCCCGCCGCCGCCGCCGCCCCCCCAAGACCGAGAGGAAGGGGACCAGTAGCACAAGCTGCTGACGTTGGTGTATTTGATCCAAGACGAGCAGAACAACTACCCGTAGCAGAAGTAGAAGGAGGAGGAGGATTTTCCGCACAGTTTGGTTCATTTGCGCACCGTCCTGAAGAACCACTACCAGTATCTCTAGATGAGATTCAAGCTTATCGCGCAGAGATACGACGCATCGTAAGTAACAAACATTTATCTGACCGTCAAAGAGAACTTGCGCTTCAAACTGCTTTTAATAAATATAGCTTATTGGCGGGCGCAGTAGATGAGTTTGTATCGGAAAATATTGATCCTAGAAAAAGTCAAATAATTCTTAATGCGGGTGACCGTATGGCCCACCAAATTCAAGAAGAGATAGATGACCTTGAAAGGGACCAATATAATGCAGAAGTTGTTCCAGTAGCAGTCATGGCAAGGCCGGGTAATGAATTTTCACAAGAGGCAATATTAGTTTTTCAAGCGGCATGCAACACATTGAGGTTTTATCAATCGTTAAATGTAGTTCCATATTCAACATTATCTGTCGAAGAAAAGAATCTAATGAATGAATTTATTATGGAGAATTTAATAGAGGCATTACGTGTGAGGTTATTGGCGCAAGTAAGAAGAAATGGACCCAAACCCGATGGTGAAGTGAATAAACAATTCGTGTATTTTATGAGGGTTCATCTTCGAACAATCTTGAAATCAGCACCTGAAGTACTTTCGCAATTCTTTGGTGTAGATGGCCAGGGTCATCTTAGGATACCACAGGAGCAAGAAGTTAAACTACTAATATGCAACGCCGTGATTGATGATGTAATTGAAAAAACTAGAGGCATCGCCGATAGTTTATTGATGATTGCAATGTCTAGTACTAGCCAACAACGTTGGCGATTCGGAGCCGGGTTATTAGGGATTCTAGCTGCTGAATCTAATTATACACTTATAGGTTCTTTATTAAGTCATACGAAAACAGGTGTGATGTTACTATTAGAAGCCGCTATGTTTAGTTTTACTAATTGGCCAGCGGCAACTCTTTCGGGTGGGGCATTTATCGCAGTCGAACATGAATCTATTTACGATTTATGGTTGATGTTAAGACTTGAGTTGGGAATGGCACCATTGCCATACGCCGATGCACAACATGACGATATGTTCAAACATTTATTACGTAGCTGTAGTCGGGAAATTGAGAGTGGTAGGGTGCAAGGCATATTGGGACCACCTCCAGTAATAAATGGACCGCTTGATTTTATAGGTGCTGGAAAATATGTATTGTATCGGACTGCTGGTGCGGTCTGTACTTCTCTAACCGGTGCGGGTAATATGGTAAGAGGTGTGTCTAGAATACCCGAACGTTTTTCTAGGTTTTGCGGGGATGTCGTTGACAGCGTTGGTTCGTTTTTACAACATCAATCACATCAAAATGATGATATGTCGAGAGATGCTGTATTGTTGATGGCTCATGAATGTAGAGAAAATTTTGAGAAATTAGTGGCTGCCGGGGGCCAGTTTTCACCCGAGGCCATGGCCGAAATTGAAGTAGTGCTGGGTAATTTAGGTATGTTTGATGAACATGTTGTTCTAACAGAGGCCAGGGTTAAAGCCCATGAAGCACATAGTTTATTAATTCACGGTGTTGATCTGCGTGATCCTAGTCTGACCGAAATGGCCGAAGGAGGTAATACAGAGGCGTCGCAGGAATTGAGGAGGAGCGTCATGGATCAACGCACCCCTTCTAGGTATATACTTGAGTTTGATGGCGCTGGTAATGCTTTTACCAGAGAAAATCCTTTAGTTGTCGGTACAGATGCTCCACGTGGAGAACGAGACGCATGGAGGTGGGCATTTAAACCACGCTTCCCACATAAT